CTCTGATGGCTTAGAGGTATAATTATATACCTGAGAGACAGAACGGCTAAAAAAGGCGGTTTTTGAGGTGATATGATATGGCAATAAAAGAAAGAATAATGCAAAGCTTAAATACTTACATAGAAATGTTTGGGCTTCCTTACGATAACATAAAGGAAGATACCAAAAAAATGCTTGTTAACTGGATGGATGACACACTAAACGGCAGATGGACTTCTCTTGCTGATATGGCAGAAATGGAGTCCAGCACGGTCTCAGGTTCAATCAGTTCTATGAAATCTGCATGGGAGAATCTTGTTGAAAAGGTTCTTGACGGTCGTGATTCTATGAACAACTACGAAAAAATCGAGATCACTTTCAAAAGCGGTGAAACAATCTCATACGGCAAAGGTGAATGGGATGATTACGCTTATGACGGTAAGGCTGTAATCGTGAAGAAAAACAGCGCATGGATTGGAATTTATAATTTCGATGATGTGTTCTGCGTTGAATTGAAGTAATGGCGCAGATACACAACGATAAAAAGCGCAAAATATACCGTCCTGAGATAGAAATTGAGTATCAAAGCATTACTCAGATACCGATTATTCTGCTTACTATATGCAGATTCGGTATAAGAAAGATGGATTTTAACCTCATGTGCGGTGAATACAAACTCGGAGTTATGAAAATGTGGGTAATTCCGAAATATCGCTTTAAAAGGCGGTGATACAATGCCGAAACCAGATCCAGCACACAAGGAAACTGACAAGATACTCCGTGACATGGAGAAACGTCTTGACGAAGTGTACAAGCAAGCATACCGTGAGGCAAGACAAACCGCTGACGATTTTATGAAGCAGTTCCGAGAAATGGACAAGAAAAAGCGTCAGCAAGTGAAAGACGGCGAACTTGACAAAGCCGAATATGAGCGTTGGAGAAGAACGCAAGTCTTTCAGGGAAACCGTTATCATCAAATGGCTGATACCTTAGCCGCTGATATGACACATACAAACCAGATAGCTGCATCTGTGATAAACGGTTATCTCCCCGAAGTATATGCAGTCAACCACAACTACGGCACGTATGAGATTGAAAAAGGCTCTCGGATAAACACACAGTACACGATGTACGATAAGCAGACAGTTGAACGGCTTATCCGTGACAATCCCGATCTACTCCCCCGAAAAGCAGCGGTAAATGTGCCGAAAGACCAGTTATGGAACAAAAAGCACATCAACTCAGCTATAACACAGGGAATATTACAGGGTGAATCCATAGATAAGATATCACGGAGACTTGCGGCAACAGTCACGGATATGTCGCATACATCGGCTATTCGTAATGCCCGAACAATGACTACATCAGCACAGAACGGCGGCAGAATTGACAGTTATAAACGTGCCGAGGGTATGGGAATAAAGATGCTTCAAGTCTGGATGGCAACGCTCGATTCACGAACCAGACACGAACACAGACAACTGGACGGTCAGAAGCGGAAAGTCGGTGAAGCCTTTGAGGTTGAGGGTGAGAAAATATTCTTTCCGGGTGACCCTGCCGCAGATCCTGCATTGGTCTATAACTGCCGATGTACTCTTGTCGGAGAAGTCGAAGGAGTTGACTATAATCTTTCTGATAAATCACAGAGAGACAACAAACTCGGTGATATGACCTATAAGGAATGGAAGGAAGAAAAGCGGAAACAGGATAACGCTGAACCGCCTGCTCCGAAACCAGAACCAAAGGCAGAGAATAAGCCTGTCGAGGTAGAGGTGCCTGCTCCGTTCGTTCTCAGCGATAATGTATCTTCTGTAATGGGTGAAAACGCATCAGAGTACACGGAAACCATTGAAAAAGCAGATAAACGTGTAAGAACCTTATACGATAACTATTCTAAAAATCTTGAATATCTTACATACGAGCGTAACGGCGGTTCGTACTCAAAAGCGTTTAACGAACTCATATTTGACTATAATACCAGAGGCAATAAATTTACAACGATATCGCATGAATTCGGTCATTTCTTTGATGATCAGATACCGAGAGAAAACTATACCACAAAAGAATTAGATGTTCTGAATGCTAATGTTAAGTTAGGAAGTATAGACTTTTTCAAGGCTCGCGCTTCAAGTTCAGATGAATTTTTAACAGCAATGAGAAAAGACCGTGAACTTAATAGAAAATTCATGACTGATAAAGAAGAACGTGATATAATTACAGCAGAACTAAAGAGAAGTGTTGCATCGAAAGGAATTCAAGATGCATTCGATGGATGGTGGAGTACACAGGATAAGCATTTATTGACGTGGGGACACGGTGACAAGTACTATAACAGAGAGTATGGAAGTGTCAAAAAGTTCAAACAAGACAAGCAATTGCAGAAGGCATTCAAAGAACTCGGTTTTGATGCTTCAAATCAAGCTAAAGTAAAGCGTATATCAAGAGATTATGAAACCGCATCGGAGTTATGGGCTAATGTAACAGCGGCTAAAACTTGCGGCGGCGAACAGCTTGAATACATGAAAAAGTATATGCCGAATTCCTTGAAAGCATGGGAAGAAATCTGCGGAAAGGTGTGATAATATGGAGAAATATTTAGACAAGTACTACGAGAAATTCGGTGAAGCACTCCCGACATATCAGATAGCAAGGACAAGAACCGATGACGAAGTTATTGCTATTATTGAGGAGTGTATAAGCAAAGGTAAAGACGTTTATGAACTCGGATATTGTACTCTTGACGATGATGTGCAGTATTAAGGACGGTGATTAAATGCCCGACATAGATATTCAGATCACGGACAACAGCGATGAGATACTCAAAGCACTGGAAGAAAAGAAGAAAGCGGCATTGACTGGAATCGGCATACAGGCAGAGGGCTATGCAAAGCGGTCAACTCCTGTTGACTTGGGAACACTTAGAAACAGCATGACACACGCAGTCAGGGGTGATGATGTTTACATCGGAACGAATGTCGAATACGCAGCGTAAATTTAACTGCGCCTTTACACAGTAATGTGTATCGAATAATCAAGCAAAATCGGTAAAAGCTACTTGTCTTTCACTCTTGAATATGGTACAATTAAGGTGTACGAAATAGGCACACTTTTATGCTATAATGGGAGTGATTGAAAAATGAAAAACATTAAAAGATGTCACGATTTAACAGGTCAAAAATTCGGAAGATTAACCGTTGTCGGACTTGATGATAAAAACACTATGTGACACTTGATGAACTTTTCAAAGCTAATACCGAGGTAACGGATAGACCATCCGCACCGTAGAGCGTAGAGACTGAGCGATATGGAAGCAATAAAGTCTCCAAGAGTGCTTGACAGCCTTTAAAAAGGTTGATGATGTACGCCGAACTTACAGGATAGTAAACTGTAAGAAGTATCGGATAAAAAGCCGATACGGTAACAAATAGGGTTAGAATTAGGAACTGGTATATACGCATCAGACGGAAAGGGCAGGAAGTCACCGTGGAGCTATCAGGACAGAAACGGTAAATGGCATAGAACAAAGGGCACGAAACCACATCATATGCTAAAAAAAGCCGCATCCGAACACACAGAAGAATACAAGCGTATAATTGAAGCTATTATGAAGCGGTAAATTATACGAAATGTATTGACAAATTGAAAGTCAGGTGTTATAATATGGACAAATACAGAATTACTCCCGAACAGCTTGAAAGAATCCATGCTGCTCTTGAAAAAGGGCATAGAATTGAACTTATCCCCTTGAAAGATAATATCAAGATCATGGATATCAGGCGAGAAGAACTGAAAAAACCGAAGAATAAGCAGTAATGAAAGTATTACCGGAATGCCGAGCGTGGTTGATTATATCAACTGCGCTCTTTTGTTATATGCTCAGAATCGGGGCAATACCGATAACGAGCATCCATATTATCACCTGACTTTAAGCGTTAAGTCAGAGGGTCAGAGAGGTTGACGATTCCCCCCTATCGTTGACCTCTTTTTGCATATAAGCGGTAAAGCAAATCCGCTGAATATAAATACCGAACGGCGAGGAACAGCCGACAAAGTAACGGAGGTATAGACTATGGCATTCACAAGGAAAGCACTGAAAGCAATGGGTTTAACAGATGAGCAGATAGATTCTATCATCGAACTGCACACTGAAAGCACAGATGCAATCAAGGCAGACAGAGACAAGTACAAGGAAGATGCAGAAAAGCTGTCCGATGTACAGAGGCAGCTTGACGAAGCAAATTCCAAAATCTCAGCCGCTGAAAAGGATGATTACAAAGGAAAGTATGAATCTGAAAAGGCTGCACACAACAAGCTGAAAGAGGATATCAAGATTAAAGAGACAACAGCTAAGAAGTCAACAGCTTTCAAGGCTTATCTCAAAGAAAAAGGATATTCCGACAACGCTATCACAAAGATCACAAAGTACGGTGGTTATGTTGATGGTATCGAGTTTGACGATGAGGGCAAGATAAAGGACAGCGATAAACTCCTGACCTCTATCGAAGGCGAATGGGGCGAGTATAAGCCTACTACAACAAAGGTTACACACACACCAAACATCCCGAATCAGACAGCAACAGGCGGCGAAAAGAAAACAACAACCAGAGCGGCGCAGATATGGGAAAAGACTATGAAGTCTATGTACGGCGATAACGCTGTAAATTCTGCGGATGCAAACAACAATAACTCATCGGGAAAGGAGAGTTAATATGTCGTTTAATAAGACACCAACAACAGGCAAGGCTTATGCTCCCGGCTATTTCCTTGCAAAAGATGATGAAAGCTGCGTAAGAGAAACACGCACTATACTTGCATCAGGCGGCACAGAAGCAGGCGGCGGCAAGTATGTTCCTATGGGTACAATTTACCCTGCAAATGACGGAACAGCAGAGGGAATTCTTTATGAAGATGTTGACGTTACAACAGGCGATATGCCCGGCTCAGTAGTTACAAAGGGTATCGTTTATGATGATAAACTTCCTGTACCGCTTAGCACCAATGCTAAGATAGCACTTATTGCAAAGGGATTCGAGTTCATTGCTACATCTCCTGGGGTTACAAGACCTAAGTGGACAAACGATGCAACACTTGCAAGGATCACAGTAACATCAACTAAGGGTACGGGTAGTGGAAAAACACGTCTTAAAGTATCAGGCTATACACCAACAGCAGGCGAAAGATATTACTACAAGGTGGGTGATGCTACAACAGCACCTTCCGTAACATACGGTCTGCCACTTGATAATGCATGGACTGCATTTATAGACGATACAGATTACACAATAGCAAATACTTACAAGGTAACTGTTGCATCTGTAGATAGCACAGGCGCTGTAGTGGCTGCTGGTTCTGCTGTTGCTGACACACAGGAAGGAGAAGAGTAAAGTTATGACTTGGGAAAATGGTATTTTCGGTATGGTCAGCAAAGAGGACTGGCTGAGTGTTCCTTTCACTCCCCCTGTTCTTGCAAATGACCCTATTGACAGACTTTTCGGCAACGAGAAAACAGATAACATCGGCGCACGTTGGGATGAGATCAGCGCAGATCAGCTTATCCCTGCAATGGCTCAGTTCCATGCATTTGATACAGAAGCTATCAAGAGCGTATCACCTGTGCTTACACAGCACTACGTTGAGAAAGGCCTTATCAAGGTAAAGCAGAATCAGTCAGAGCGTATGCAGCAGCTTCTTAAACAGGGCGTTGTGAACGATGATGCACAGTATGAATATGTTATCCGTGATGGTATCAGACTTGCAAGAGCCGTTGAAGTTCGTGCGAGAGTAGCAAAGAACGAAGCACTTGCAACAGGTCAGGTTACTATCGGCGAGAATAACCTTAACCTTACAATCGACTACGGTGTTACAGCTGCACAGAAGGCATACACAGTTGAACTCAATGTTGATTCAGACGTTGGAGCACAGTTACAGGCTATCATCGATGATGCACGTGAAAACGGTGTTGTTATCAACGGTATGCTGACAAGCGGTGCAAATCTCACTAAGATGAGAAGCAATAAGTCTATCCAGGTCAACAGAAACGGTGTAAATGCAAGCGGTAAGTTCATTTCTAACGCTGAACTGAAAGCATACCTTGCAGATTTCGGCATTGATACAGTTATCACACAGGATAACGTATACAACGCAAATATCACCGATATTGACCCGGCAACAGGCAAGCCTGTGGTTACATCAAGACGTTACTATCCAAAGGAGAAGATCACATTCTTCTCCACAACTCCAAACGGCAGACTTGGCGTAGGTCTTTGGGGCGATCCTCCCGAGGTTGTAAATCCTCTCACAAAGACAAAGGGTACAAGCGTATCTCCTTACGTTTACATTCATCAGTGGACAGAGAATGACCCTGCTGTACTCTGGACAAAGGCATCTGCTCTGTTTATCCCTGTTATCTACAATCCGTCAACACTGTACATTGCAACAGTAACTGATACAGGTGCGTGATATCATGGCTTACAGAGTAGTAAAGCATTTTACAGATTTACAGGATCGCGGCTATAAATACGCAGAGGGTGACACATATCCCCGAGAGGGATATGTGCCATCCGATGAACGCATCGAAATGCTGTCAACTGCAATGAACAGACAGAGAACAGTGTTAATCGAAGCAGTTCCCGAGGTAATTCCGGAGACTGAATCTGCGGAGACCATTGAAGAATCGGCGGTTGAGGAAACAGCAGAGGAAAAGCCGAAGCGTAAAAGCCGTAAAAAGTAATAGAGAAAGGCGGTGCGATATGACCGATATCACAGAGTACTGTGAATACTGCAAGAACTTCTTTCTTAAAGACTATATCGGGCTGACTGATATCTACAAGGGAGAGTTTACAATTGAAAGCGGTGCATTCGTATCGCCTTCTTTTACCTTGAAACCAAATCAATACTTCCGAATCGTTAACAGTGATGTTAATGACGGTGTTTACTGCAATACCGCTGAATCATTGGCATTGCTACAGGATGAAACCTTTACAGGTCAGGTGTGGCTTATGGCTGTACCTCGTTCATTCGTGGCTTTGTGTGATGATATAGCGGCATGGCGCACAAAGTATGAAAGTGTCGGAAATGCGAATATGTCTCCCTTCCAGAGTGAAAGCGTACAGGGTGTATACAATTACTCCAAAGGCGGTACAGGCGGCAATAACGGCGGTGCATCCGTCACATATATGTCGCAGTTCGCAAGCCGTTTGAATCCATACAGGAGGATATCGGTACTATGAGCATATTTGACAACGGCATTCTCAACGATTACAACACAGAAATAACACTGCTTGACGAAACATCATCTGTCAGTCCGGATTCTTATGGCGGCATCGGCG